ATATTTTGTGAGGCTTGGAACGTATCCTGTGGTATATTCAGCGGTAACGTCGGTTAACATGGCTTGTTTAACTTTTATTTGCGTCCATCCAGATGTGCTTATATCGTATACTCTAAAATATATATTTTCGCTCAATGGTGCAACAAACATTGATTCAAGCAAATCGTATTCGCCTCCGCCAGTGTGTGATATTGTGGGTGAAACTGGAGATCCTGTGTTTTTTGCCACATAAAGAATGACGTTTGACGATGACGCTTTTACATACGCGCTAAAGGAATAAACATGGTCTTTAACCGCTGAATATGGCGAAACAGGGCTTAACCTGCCATACTTCGCTGTAGCCGTAAAAGTAGCCTCATTATTTGAAATGCTACCTGATGAAAACACAAAAGACCATTGTGCGCTATTTTCAAAATTACTATCTGAAATTAAATTGACTATTGTAACTGGTTTTAACACGCCGGTTACTTCGTCCGTTAATTGGCTAATTGACATGCCGTGTGTCTTTACGATCTCTGCGCTTGCAGGAACTGCGCCGCCGCCCGTTGTATCATCATTAACAATATCAGAGGTATTAACCTTATATGAAAACAAGGTGCTGTGAGCTGTTTCATCTGCATTATGGGACGATACTGCCTCCACTGCCGTTCCCGCATCTTCCTTCCCCGTTTCAAGCGTCGCAATATCGCTTTCGGTTTGTGTGATCCGCTCTTCGTGGTCTTGGATCACATCGACGTCATGCTCCACAACATATTCTGTTGCGTTGATGCTTTGGCTAACTCGCAGGAAAAAAATATTGCTTTTAAAGACAATATCCCCGCTTTTGCAGGCAACCTGGCATTTTAACAAGCCTTCTGTAAGCACCCCATAAGGCAGGGCATAAGTAAAGGTAACCTCTCCGCTTCCCAGCGCCGGAGACATCACCTTCGTTCCGTCCGATGTTTCAAACTCAATATATTTGTCGTAGCTGGTAAAACCCTCCGGCACGGTAACCGATAGAGTGGTCGCGTTGTTTTCCTTTTCCGCCCCGGCGGCATTACTGTTTACTATGCAAGAGCGGTCCGAAGATATAGTAATATCAATCATATTCCCACTTCCTTTTTACCGGATGGAAGCTTTTTTAGCTCCTCAACAATTTTTGTAATCGTTCCATTCCCGTCAAGCGCATGATAAGCGCCATACATAGATAAAACGTTTTCCAACCCATAAATCGGGATTTCTCCACGTTCTATATATTTTTCGTGCTGTTGGATGATTGCGTTTCTCAAAAGTGCCTGCGTTCCATCTTTTAGGGCTTTCTGGTCATTGTTTTGTTTTTTGATTTTATTAGAAAGGCATTTCCACCCCGCCGCCATAGCCGCCGTTATCACCCCGAAAACCACTTCCAGCCAATACCTTAAAAAAAATTCCCTCACTTTTCTGTCACTCTCCTTTGATGATTTATGCCCCCGTTTCTTCCGGAATTTCTTCCACAACCGGTGCGGCAAATGTTCCTGTTTCGGGATCGTAAAGATATCCGATCGGCGTTTCCACGCTGTCTTCTGCCACAACGCACTTGCTTAAAAATTCGGGGCTGTACCGGCTAATAATCGGTACATTTGGGAAAATAGCATCATACTCCGGAATAATTTCCTGCACAATATTTTTTCTTAAATATATGTATTTCATCATTTAATCCCCCTTACCAAAATACAATTACGCATCCGCCGGCACCGCCGGCTCCATATGTCGTAACGGTTTCACCCGGGACATTATTATAACCGCCGGCACCGCCGTAAGCAACGCCCCCGGCGCCACCTGCCGAAGTTGTTCCATTGCTTCCATTATAGGAAGTCCCAGCACCACCGCCGCCACCGCCAACCGATACGGTTATATCAGTAAGTGCTGTTAATTTATGTGTAGCATAGGCGACATATCCGCTTCCGCCGCCGCCTTTCCTTCCGCCGCCTCCAGCGCCATATCCTCCGCCACCACCAGCGCCGTATGGAGCGGCGGTACCTCCGCCGCCAAAACACGCACCGGCACTTCCATTCGTCCCACCATATTTATTCGTCCATAAATAGTCCCCATTTCCACTTCCTGCACTTCCCGAAGGTCCTGATGCCTGAATTGACGCTCCCACACCTGCTTTTCCATTGCCGCCCCAATCATTTGCATTTGGAATGAACCCCCCTGCACCTCCGGCATTTTTATTTATATCATTTATATACCCGCCAATAAAAAGACCAACCCCTCCGGCACTTACACTCCCACCGCTACCGCCTGCGGCTGATACAATCGAGCCAAATGAAGATGCCGCACCATTTCCTCCTCTATATGTTGTTAGTTCACTTCCACCGCCACCGCCGCCAACACAAACAATATCCAGCATATCTCCAATCTCAAGTCCGTAATCCCCCGGCGAAAATGTTCCGCTTGCTACAAATATTTTCATTCCCATTTTTTATTACCTCCCGAAAGTTCCTGTCATAAATTTTTGAAATGTTGACCTGTTAGGCCGATTTAGCTGTTCTAATTCATCTTCATATCTTTGCAATAGTGTCCGGTTAACCGCCGTTCCCGCCTCTGTGACCGTCCCTGTCACCGGTGTTAAATCATATATTCCTGTTGAAACTTCGGTTAGCTGATATCGCCCCGGATGTTCTATAATTCGGTCTAAAATTTCTTGTTTTGTAAAGCTCATAAAGCAACCTCCTGTCCTGCGTAAAATGTGCCGGAATATTTAAAGCCCTCTATCATCAATTCAAGTAAATACTTTAAATCGACTAAAACCTGTTCTATCGCATTTATACTTGCATACGTTAAAAAATCCCCTATATCGGGGACACTCGGCGTGGTGCTTAAAGTATAATATGTATCAATTAATGCCTGTAAATTATTCAAAATTCTTTCTGCTTCGTCTTGATATAATATATCTCCTTTCGACCAGTCTGTTTTTATATCCGTATCACTCAAATATAGGTAAGTTTCTAACGCATCGGACAAATATTCAACATTACCTTCTATCCTGTTTAAATCTGTGTCATTCAGCGATCCTATAAGCTGCGTAGCGACCAACGGATTATTCAAGGCTGTTGTTATATCAGCGGCCGCCCTGTTGATTATAGGCGTTGTCCACGCCATAGAATCACTCCTTTTTTATCATTTTTACATTCCCGCTCAATACACCGTTATAGCTTAACTTATTTGAAATTACTACCGCATCAAAAGTATTCGGACTGGAAAATTCGCTCTCTGCGCTCACTACATCGCCCGCCAAAATTTCAACATCACCCGTATAACCCGCCGTATAGGTATTTCGTTCTTCTAAATAATCTCCAACAAAAACATTAATAGCCGTTGCCCGTGAAACATCTGTAATTAATGGGTTATCAATTTCAGAATGATCTACCCCAATGGCGTTATAATTCGCTATATATTGAGACTGTGTTGTTGATAATTTATATCCTGTAATGCTAATTACACAATCAGCAGTAGTAGCTGTACCTGTCACAATCGCATAACCGGCGTAAACTTCACTTGTTGTGATCGTGCCATTTACAATCCCAATGCTCATGTTATACATTTGTGAATAGGAAAATTGAACTGAAAATGCGCCTGTTGTTTCAATCCTTTTGTCTATCGTTGTTGTGCTTGAATCAACAGTATATTCATAATAGTTTACGGAAAGATTTTTAAGCGGCGGGATCTGTGAAATAGACGGCTTTGCAGACATCACATCAAAATCAATCGTTTTGCCTGTGTTCGTAATGTTTGGAGGGGCGATATTGATATAACCGTTATTATCTACATAAAGCAAGCATCCTGCTGCGTTTGCAATATATTGTAACAAAATATTGCTTGCCTTAACGGGCAACGGCGCCAAAGAAACAATGCTGGATAAACTTGAATCAATGTTCCATTTATTGTATTGCCAATATGTAGCATCTGGATAGTTAAATTGCAGTATATCAAGCGCCAAATCATATAAACTTCGTCCAGACAGATAATACATACCCTTATAATAAACGTCTGTCATAAGGTCTATTGCCGTGCCACAGGTTATTGTAATATCTTGATTACTTGAACTTACGCCTCCCGTTGTCGTGCGATAAACCGTTTTAACGAATGCTCCGTCATAATAAATATCATATTGAATGATTTGATTCCCTGTAATGTATTGCGGAACTCCCGTAGGATTTTCAAGGTCAAATTCTCCATCCGCATTTTTAAGCGTAAAGGTAAATTTATCTTTCGGCAAAGCTAACGAAGCCATGTTTACCGTATTTTCGATTGAAAATGAAGTTAAATTCCCTGTGTCGTAAGTTTGCATCAAACCAAATTCAATCTGTTCCATCCGTGCATGATATTGTGTGTAATGCTCCAAAAAATATATTTTCAGCGTGTCAAAATCTGCAATCGGTTCATCGATTACAAAATTGGAAGTATTAATATTATCAAATGTTTTGTCATAACCATCAACGCTGGAAAGACTTGCAACTACCCTAATTTTTTTAGGATAAAATCGGCTATCGAATATAATTCCTAAACCTAAAATGCTATGCGTTAATGTGCTTGTGAAAGTTAATGCGGGAGAAGTTACGAAACTTCCGTCCAATGCGCTTATTTCATCGCCTACATATTTTTGATAATCAAACGAACCACCTCGAATCGGTAAGCTGTAATTGCCGTCTAATACTGTATAATTGTTATCCAAAACGGCATATTTCGTGGATAAAACGGTACTCTCTAAAACATTTTCAGAATCTGAAAAAGTTAATTCTCCATTATTAGTTACCGTCATATTCGGAGCGGCCGTAGAATCAACTACAGCCGCTTTTATTTTGATGGTATATTTTTTAATCAGCATCATTCATCCCCGCTGTCAATGATTGTTAGCATTACATCCTTATATAAATTCGGGACTGCCACCGTTCCAGACATATCATAAGTAACCGCTTGATATGTCAAATTATCCAAGTATACTGTTATAGTTTTGGGTGCTTCATCCTCGATGGAATAAAAAACCAATTCAGCCGTAACAGCGTTAACATCTGTCACCATTTGTGCAAACTCGGAAGCCGTCACCGCTCCAAACTGTAAGTTGTCAAACGTATATAGTTTGCGTCCTTTTATTTTTACGATTTTCCCGCCGTTCGCCGTTGACTGATATTCTACATTGTTTGTTATTACATATTTCAAGCCTTTCAGTGGCGGTGGGTATTCATTCCCATTAATTAAAAAATGATTCGTTGTCATTTATTTCACCTCGCAAATTCGGCATCGGTTAAATCTGCGCCCATTGCTTTTTGTATTTTTTTAACCACTGTATAAATCTGAGTCCCCTCAGCTTCTAATGTAATATTTAAATTTAGTGAAGTTTCAGCGGCTTGTTTTGCCGGGACAATCGCCTCGCCTTGATGCAGTCTTGCCGTATAGCCATCATAAGGCACATAGGATAAACCGCCCGCATGTGATCCGCTTGCCGATGAACTTTTTACCGTTGTGGATACATCACTTTCGTTCATTTCATCTTTTGAATCGTTCCAAAAAGATAATTTATCAGCAATCCACGAAACCTTTTCACTTACCCATTCGGTTAGCTTCGTCCAGATTTCTTTCATCCCATCCCATACGCCTTGAATTATTTCTTTTCCCTTGTCTTTAAAATCGGTTACAAAATTTTTAAGATCGATTATGATATTGTCTAAGGTTTCAATGATTTTGTTTTTGATTTCTGTAAAAGCGGTTGAAATGTACTCTTTAATGTTTCCAAACACTTCTTTGATTTTGTCCCACAATCCGCTTGCAAACTCTTTGATTTTGTCCCAATTTTTGTATAATAAAACGCCAACCGCTATCAATGCGCCGATCGCTAATACAACAATCCCAATCGGGGAAGTGACAAAAGCCATAACCGCCGCAAAAGCGGAAGTGGCCGCAGTCGCTATTGTTATCGCTAAACTATATGCCCCGATCGCTACCACAACGCCACCAATTCCAGCCGCTAAAGGTATTAGAATATCTTGATATTTAATCATCCAGTCGATGATTATTTTTACAACATTAATAGCGCCTTGTACCGCTATTTTAATTTTATCAAATACGCCCGTTGCAATTTCAATAATTGTGGGGCCGTTTTCATCCCAAAAGGCTTTCAGATTGCTAATAACCGTAGTTACTTTATCCGCAACGCCCTGTATTGTTTCTTTAATTTCAGGCATATGTTCAGTTATCCAATCGGCTAAAGAAATAAACATAGGCATTAATTCAGCGCCGATATTCGTGCCGATCGCACCAAGCGACCGCTTGAGCGTGTCCATTGTATCTGTAAAATTTACCCCGGCGTCTATGGCATCGTCAGATAAAACCATTCCCAAATCATTTGCCTTTTGCTTCATTTCTTCAATAGATTCTGCGCTTGTATTCAGCAGAGGTGCTAATTCAGCGCCCGACCGACCAAGTAAATCATTTGCGATTGCCGCTCGTTTTGTCGTGTCCTCTACACCTTGTAAGGCTGTGAGCGTTTTTTCAAATATTTCCTCTTGCGTAAGCCCCGCCAAATCCTCGTATGATAATCCCAACTCTCCAAAAGCATCTGTGGCGATTGAACCGCCCGCCGCCAAATCATCAACTTGGTTTGTCAATGTTTTCATTCCGGCGGTCATGCTGTCTATGCTCGTCCCGCTTTGCGAAAGCACATAATCCCATTCCTGGTATCCTTTACGTGACATGCCCAATTTTTGAGACATCTTATCGATATTATCCGTTGCCTCGGCCGCTTTTGTCGCAACCGCAAATAATGCCGTACCAGCAGCACCCGCCGCAACTGCTATCCCTGCGCCCCATTTTGCCGCAGTTTTAATGCCTTTACCTAATGTTTCGCCCATGTTCTTTGCTTGCGTATTCGTTTTGGATATGCTTTTGTTGGCCGCTGTGTTATCAACAAAAACCGAACCGACTAATTTAAAAATTTCTATTTTAACTCACCTCTTTTGGCAAACTGCGACATTTCCGCAATGATTTCTTCATCTGTTTTTCGGGTATACGATTGTCTTTCTGGAAACAAACTTTTTTTATAGCTTTCGTAGTCAATAAAATCATCTTTTGTCATATTCGTAAACCTCGCCAAATACATACTCCATATAACCCGCTCTTTTTCAACTTCGAAAATATGATAAAGAATATCAGTGGAAAATTCTAAATCCATTATTGCCGCCAAATCATACGCATTTGATAGAAGTTCGATCAATCTTGGTTGTTTGACTTGACGGAAGATTTGAAAAAATCGGTTAAACCTGCTGTATCTGAAAATTCTTTGGCAAAAGCAACTAAATCAATTTCCTCTGCCTCTGCAACCGTAACTTTTTTAACCTCGGCAATAAAAGAATAGATTTCTTTTTCTGCTTTATGTGCATTTTTTAATACCATCATTAATAAATCCGCGCCAATTTTGGACTGATCGCCTTTTGGATCGTCAATCTTTAAATCCAATTTATCACAAATTGCGGATAGTTTAATTCCTTGTTTTATTGTCATATTTCCTCCTAAAAAAGGGGACAATTAAGTCCCCTATATTATGCCGTTGTGAAATTCTTAACTACTGTAACCATTTTGTTGCCCGCAATGTCACGCACATTTGTAATTACCCAAATATAATCTGTACTTGCGTCCAAATTTGAATCAGGCGCAAACGTAACCATGTTTGACGCAGAAGTATAAGTCAATGTGCCGGAAACGATTGTTCCATCGCTTACTTTGGTTAAAACAAAATTACTTGATGTCATATCGCTCTGCTTAATAGATTCGCTGAATGTCGCTGTCAAATCATCGTCAACCGCAACCGCCGTTGCGCCGTCAGCAGGAACGGTTACAACCGTAGGCGCTGTGCTATCTCCACTAATAGATGATACGTCCTCGACTGTGAATAAATCTGCTGTATCGTCCGTAGCGTCCCAATGCGCCGATATTTCAAGAGCAACTTCGCCTTCCGCTTTTGGAGCGGCCGCAAGGGAAAAATCATTTTCTGCCATAGCGTTAAACAATACGATTTTTTTATATTCACCGCTTACGGTTTTAGCAAACATTGTAACATTGCTTAAATAAGCACTATCGGCAATTACACCGACATTGCTGTTTTCACAAGTAATCTTATCGGCTGCGTATGTCGCATAGGGCATAGCCAACGCCAATGTGTCCATTGAAGTATTTAAGCTGTTTACCGCCAGCATAGCATTGATGTCATCGACCATCTGCATACCTTTTGTTTTCCCCTTAGAACCATCAAATTCAATGTCCCTCAAGGTTTTTGTTACCGTGAATGTGCCGCCACCCCGTGTAGGACCTAGTAAATATTCCCCCGTCTCGCCGTAATTTATATAGACTATTCCGTAATCAATTTGAATACTTTCAAGCTGCGTATTTGTAAGCGCCATATTATCAACTCCTATTTAAAAATTTTGCCACTGTATGAATATTTTCGTCTTTTAATTCTTGGGTCCTCATCCGTTAATTCAAGTTTACTTTCGTTGTAGAAAACAACCGCCCAATCGTCCATGCTGATAACCTTTTTATTCAAGCCATCGTTTACCGTTTGCATCATCGTTTCAAGCTGTGTTTCATCGGCTGTATTGTCCCACCCGTCAATATCAAGCGTGATTAATTCTGTAAATTCTCCATTGTCCGATGTTTGCATCGTATAAACGATATACGGAAACACAGCTTGATCTGGCGCATTAATATGATAAACATGATCCGTAAGACTTTTTAAAAGAGCGTGTATTTGTGTTCTTAGTTCAATCATCTTTGATCTCCTCACTCTCATCAAAATCTTTTGAAACAGTACCCGACAATGCGCTTAAATATTTTGCTTCAATTTGCTGAATTGCCGTTAAGTTATTCATGGCAGACGGTTTTATAAAAGGATTAGCCGGATGTTCCGATGTGCCAAATTCAATCATATGTGCATAAAAGGCGTATGGCATACCTTTTTTTTGCGCCCGTTTTCGGTCGTAAACGCCAACTTGCAGATATGCCCCGCCATCATCACTTTTACGAACCCATGTCCCGATGTTTTTTTTAAGGTTTCCCGTATCAACAGGCACTCTTGATTTTGCGTCTTTTCTCAACAATTTACCCACATCACGCAAGGCCGCCCGTGATAATTCTTTAATCGTATACTGCACCGCATCAACATTTGACGTAAAGGAAACGCCGTCTTTGCTTATTTTCGTGACAGATTTAGGCATTGGCATATTAAAGCACCGTCCCTTGAACTGTGATTTCAGTCCATTCATTCATTTTGGGGTTGACACGGACAACCATATATTCTTTTGAATTGTAACGTATCAGCGTTTCATTTGAATAATCAGCGGAACGAACCTCAAACACATATTCTGGTTTTAACCCGTCATTCATGGCTTGATAAAATTCGCTTTGACGAACTGATTTTTTATTGCAGAAGATACGATTATATGTTTTTGTTGGAATATCATCCCCTATGTCATTTTGCGTTACCGTTACCGTGATTAAATCCAATACATCACGAAAAAGCATATCATCCACCTACCGTTATTTCCGTATTACCTGTGATGTCAACATAATAATCTATACCGTTTGCCGTATACTTAACATGGTTTTTAATCCTGCTGTAAAACACCACAACCCCGCTGTCGTTTGTCTCTTTTGTCACACCGTCAAATGTGATTTTCATCTGTTCGCTTGCCGTAATCGTAACCGTATAATAGGAATAATCAGGCGATAATCCCAAATGACTTTTTAACATTAAATACGAATCCATTAACCGCTCACTGTCCGGATTATCCCATCCAAAATTTGCTTTGACATAGGTTAAAATTGCCCGTTTAATCAGCGTGTCTGTCTCATCGATTGTAATCAACCCACTCAAGCCTAAATCCGCTTTGGCGCAATCGATCAAATCTAATATTTCAATATCATAAGCCGTATTCGATAACCGCAACGCCAACTTGGCATCATCTAAAATTGGCATTTACCTCACCGCCTAAACGATGAGGTAAACGTCTACTACTGATCCATCCAACGCACTGTTGAGATCAATAGTATTTCCTTGGACTGCATCCGCATCAACTGCCACGGTTGGGTCGGTACTCTCAACCGTGTTATCCAAAAACGTCATGCCCGGGATTACAGTATTATGCGAGAGCTTAAACGGTAAGCCTAATTTATCCCCAAAGCCGATGGCCGTTGTTGCGCCTGTACCATCATGAGCGGGTACAGAGATTTGAGTAATTGTCTTAAAAGCCTTAGACCCCGTCACAGTTCCTGCTGTATTCACAGTAAATACTGGTAATTCCTCGCTGATTTCTTCATCAGCATAGTTAGTTCCTGTAATTGTAACCTTTATTGCGCCGATATCAGCAGCAGTCCCGCCTGCCGTCGCAGTAACATTTCTTGGTACAGCGGGATTAGTAATATTTGTAGTTGCAACATCAGCTACAGCGGTCACTCCGCCAGTAAAATCTACTGCCCCAGTCTCTCCAGTCGCAATAGCTGCCGTATCCCAGTTCCCGCCAGCGGCACAGGTAAATTCAGAAACGTCTACACCGGCTACTTCCTCAAGAGCCCTGATAGCAGCTTGAATCAATGCGGCCGTGTTTTTTGTCGCAGTTGTGTCGGCAAGAGCAATTGTAATTACACCCGTTGTGTCACTTCCGCTGACGGCAAGGGTATCATTTTCGGCAGTAGCCAGCAGAATGCTTAGATCGTTGGCATCAGCACCGATTCCGGCGCCGGCTGTCGTCGTAAGTATGTCAGTTTCAGCGCTTGCAGCTTCAACAACGCACGTCGCCGCTACTTCTGGTGTGGTGCATGTAATAGCGGCGTGAACGCCGTCTGTGTCGGCAGCTTCAGCATCAGATACTCCGCCGGTAAAATCTACGGCTGCCGTCTCGCCGGTTGCAATAGCCGCTGTGTCCCAGTTCCCCGCTGCTGTACATGTGAATGAAGAAACGTCTACACCGGCTACGGTTGTCAACGCCCGAATTGCGGTCTGAATCAATGCAGCCGTGTTTTTTGTCGCAGTGGTATTCGCAAGCGATATGGTAATTATGCCTGTATCGTCATCCCCAGTTACCGCCAAGCTGTCATCCTCTGCGGTTGTTAATAAAACACTCAATGCATTAACACGCGCACCAAGAGCCGCAGTACCGGTTATGGTTAAGTAATCTGTCGCTGCGGACGCTGCCGCAACAACAGCGGTTGCTGCTACGGTTGCGGCCACCTGAAAATGCGCTAAAAACCCTCTATCAACAGAAACACCATCTACATTCGTCTGAATCGTCTGACCCATTTTATGGTTATATGGATACATGAAACATCCTCCTTTTTAAAATAATAGGGAGGCAATAAAGCCTCCCTATCTACTTAATTACGCACCTTTTTTAACAATAATAACGCCGTTTGGATCTAAAATCTTGCCATCCGCAATCAAAATAGCCTTATCAACATATTGGTTAGTGTCCTGATCGAACCACCGATACATTGTCATCTGCATGTTAGTATTAATTGCGTAATCGGACAATTTGCAGAACACGGCAACAACATCACCCGTAGATGCGCTATCATAAGGCGTGATAACATCATCTTCCACAAGGATGACTTCTCTACCGCTAAATCGTTCTTGTGGCCCATTAGTAATACCCATGTTTACCCGACCAACAGGCTGTCCGTTGGCATCAACCATACCATCTATGTATCCTTCAAATGTTCCTGCTGCCATAATAAACGATCCGCCAGCACGATACGCAAGAGGTATTTTTGCAAATACATTTTTCTTCCATCCATCCCATGTCGAGAAATTGGCAGAAGATAGAGTAATAACATTTGCCGATGGTATTCTTGAATCAACCGTAATACCTGTCATTTCGGTTGTTCCTGCGCCTTTGATAATACCGATGTCAAGCGCCTTAACAATCGCTTCGGTAATCAACTGAACAATCGTTGTTTCAAACGAATTTAACGTTGTAATGTCGGCTAACAGAGATACTGCAACTCTGCACTCCAAACCAAAATAGCTAAAGGATACAGAAGTGCTTGCTGTAACTTTCTGACGAGCCGAAACGGCAGCCTGTGTAATCCATGAAGCGGACGGTTTTAATGATAAAATCGGTACATTTACGCCGCCTTTGATATTGATTTTACGAACACGGCTAAATAACTGCCCGTATGATGTCATTGTTTTAATGATTTCATCCAAAATCGTAGTAGGAATTACCGCCGCCGCCTCGGTTGTGCTGGTATAAGCATCTGAATTTTGCAATTCTTTTGTAACAACACCCGTTTTACAGTAATTCATAAACGCCTTCCGATATTCAATCGTATTAAATTTATCTTCCGGCTCAACAACATCCGCTTTTAAGGTTTCAAGCCTGTCCACTACTTTAATCCCGCCTTTCGGTTCAACATTTTTCAGCGCCGCCATATTTGCCTGTGCTTTTGCGATTTCGTCAAACTTTGCGTCAAGATCTTTGATCTCTTTTTCCTTTGCGGAATATTCATCCATTTTTCCCTCATCAATCAAGCCTTGCGCCTCGGTCATTAATCCTGCTCTTTTTTCTAAATATTGTTCTTTCGTCATTTTCTTTCCTCCAATTTTAATAAGTTTAATTTCGCTTGAAATAGTTTCTTTTTTTGGTTGTCTTTAATTTGATTTTTAACCTTTTGAATAACCTCTTGCGGCAATAAAGCGCCGCCCGCTACAAGCTGCATCCCGCTGTCAAACATAACCTCATCAACAAAGCCTTTTTCTTTCGCCTGTTGAGCATTTAACCATGTTTCAGCGTCCATAAGCTTTAGTAATTCGTCTTGAGATAAACCAGTTTTTAAAACATAAGCATTTGCAATCGACACGTTGTAATTTTTAATCACTTCCGCTTCGTGCTGTAAATCTCGATAATCCCCGATAACCCCGGAAGATACGTTATGTATCATAATTTGCGCTGTCGGGGATATTTTCGTTGTAGTTCCTGCCATTGCGATCACGCTTGCAGCGCTTGCCGCTATGCCAACAATCGAAACGATAACATCACCCTTGTATTCCATTAATGCTGTGTAAATTTCAGACCCGGCATAAACAGAACCACCTCCACTGTTGATTTCAACCTCGATTATTTCACCTTTTTTTGCTTGGTTTAACTGGTCTAAAATTTCTTTTGGCGAAACCGCCTCCATACCAAGCCATTCATAGACCTCTTTATAATCGTTGGGTACAATAACTCCTTTAATGTTAATCTTCGTTGTTTTCACCTCCTATATCGTTCACATTTAATGCTTTGTCGTCCAAATAAACATCTGCGTTTATCTTGCGTGAGTCTGTTCCAAAGGCATCAATGTCCGATTGCAGATTAGCATTGATCGCATCAAACTCTATCCCCTCCGCCTTGCACCAGGCTATTGCCTCATCAAGCAATTCACTCGTTCGACAAGTCCATAGAATTAATTTGTTACCATCATCTTTTAGCTTTTTTACAAAATTTACAACGTCGGCCTTAGCCGCACCTATTTTAGGGTAGATGTTATAGCAAAGAGTCCCGTCAAAATCAATGGCATATTTTTTATTTCCAAGGTTTGTAATCCGATAGTTTGTCTTACTATTAAGCATGTTGACTCCCTCTATCGGCTTTGTGTCTAATCGTCTTATCGGTTTATCCCCGCCTTCTATCGGACCCAAGTTCAAAATAGTTCTTACTTCATTTGGCGTCATCATTCCTCTGTCAACGAACGCTGTTAACCCAAGTTTAGTAGACATGCTCGCATAGGTTAAATTGCTTGATTCAAACACAATTTTATTTCCAAACCCCCGTTCCCGCCGTGAAAACAGCTTGCGTGTAAATTCATTGCTGAATTGTAAAGCGTCCGGCTCAATAACCGCTTCGTAATAGGCATTCCATTCGTCCTCGTTGTATTTTGACTGGACGATTTTTTCATTTGTGTTGAAGAAGTTATAAATCCTCGCTGTTGTACGATCCATGATTGCTGCATTCGGGACATAGCTTTCCGGTTTTACCTGTTGAGCGTCATATTTTGCATCGGTTCCCGCCGCCCCGCCAAAATCATTGGCATTAATCGATAAATAATTTTTCGTAAAATCTTCAATCGCTTTATCAACGTCCTCCGGCCGCTGCACACCATTGAATTTCAACAACCATCGTATAGCGTTACTGTTTTTAATGGCCTTGATGACGCCTTGATCTGTTGTTGTTACGACTTCCATTAGCGATTTTAAAACCGTAACAGGACTTTCGCCAAAAATATCATTTTCGTTAAAATCCCTGCGCATATGGATAATATTCTGATAAGGGAATATCATCATTTTTCCGTTTAACATCATAAAACGGAGGTTTAATTCCCCCGTTTCGCTATAAATCGTTTCGACATTTGACGCTACAATCGGATATATCCCAACAGGCAAGTCAAAATCGTCTTTTACCACCAACGCAAAAGCATTATTATTCAAATTCAGCTGCGTTGTCATTTTTTCAAGCAGCATTTGCCCCGTCATATACGGATTTGGTTCTTCCAATAAAAACCGCATATATGGTTCTGGGTTAACCTTTAATCCGTCAACGGCATTTCTAACATGCTTTGGCGTTAATTTGCCAATTGCCCTTACCTCTGGCCGTATGCACGCTCTGATAACATCACTGCGATATAAATTTCCGTCCCATGCGTAAAATCCATTCCCGCGCTCAGTAACTAATTTAATCCCGTTTGCGCCGACATTCGGTTTAAGCAGATTTGTAAAAAATCCCAATCAATCACCTCCTTTAAATCATGTTTTGGTAATCGCCCAGCTTGTCTTGTAAAATTACATACGCATCCAATAACGCCGCTGTCCCATCAATCCGCCTCCGTTGGTTTTTTGTTTTGCATGGCTGTATATTCATGTTTTTATCAATATCAATCGCCGTATTTGATAAACACCATTTGTCGATCGGGTTATTGTTATAATTAATCAACTTGCTTTCTAAATCAGCGCCTAATTTTTGCATCGGCGCTGACAAAGTCCTTTTACCTTGATGAACGGGTATCATACTTTCTTTTCCAAAGGCGTTTTGCATTTCCTCTACCCAATATTTAGCCGACCATGCATCATAGCCGCACCACGGCATATAAATATCGTGCTTTTCACGCATTTCAACAAACCATTCTGTTACATATTTAGGATGTACGCTGTTTCCCTCGCATGTTCTTAAAAGGCCCATATCCCGCCATATGTCATAGGGGATTTTATCTTCTTTCGCCCGCTGCTCTAACAGCATTTCTGGCAGCCAATACATGGACATAACGTAAATAATTGGGTCGTCCTTTACTTGGAATATCAATTTAGCCGCTGTTAAGTCGGTTGTACTGGATAAATCCGTACCACCGATTCCGTAACGTGGTTTTAATTTATCCACATCAAAAATGGCAGGATTATAAATAACCTCAAACGGCAGCCATGCCTCTGATGAAGTTTCACGGATATTAAATTCTTTGCAAATAAGATTTTTTACCAATAATGGATTTGATTTCGCTTTTTCGACTTTGGCAAGTAATGTTTTTTCGTTTTTAATTGTGCCGAGTCCCGGATTCGCCTTTTTGTATGTTTTCGGGTCCGTCCATTCTGCCCGATTATCCAATTCATAAACAAAGGCTATAAAGCGTTCATCTTTATAGCCGTTATCATCAAAATATCCATTTATAACCCGTTCCGCTTCGTCATACTTTAAATCATATATATCCTCCCGTATCGTTCCTGCCGTCGAAGTGATAAAAATTAACGGCTGTTCCCTTGCCGTCACACCATCGGCGATAATGTCATACAAAGCCTTTCCGTTTTTCCACTGGTGAATTTCATCCATTAACCCGCCATGAATATTTAATCCGTCAAGCGTGTCACTGTCACTTGCCAACGGTTTAAAAACACTGTCATTAAAATCACTGTTTAATTCCGCTACCAAAGGTTTAATGCGCCTTTTTAAAATAGGGGATTTGTTAACCATTCGTTTTGATTCAAGCCATATAATCTTTGCTTGATCTCGTTTTCCGGCTACAGCGTAAACCTCTGCGCCCGGTTCATTATCTCCGATTTGCAAATACAACCCAACGCAGGAAGCTAATAATGATTTTCCGTTTTTCTTGCCGACAATCAGCATAGCTTCACGATATTTACGGTTCCCCTCTATATCCACAAATCCGAAAACCGTAGCCAGTAACGCTTTTTCCCATAATTCCAAAATGACAGGCTTACCGCCCATCTTGCCTTTTGAATGCCGGCAATAATTTTCGATAAACTCTATAACATGATTTGCCCGTTTCGGCTCATAAAAAAACTCACTGTCATTTGCAGTGAGGTCATAAACTATTTTTTTGTATGTTCGCCGTATTTTGTCGGAAACAACTAATCCGTTTTGTATCTGCTCCCAGTATTCAAGTATTGGGTTGTAGTCTGTCGGATATTTAATCACGGCTATTTATAAAATCCTCGAATCCATCATTTTCTTGTTTTGGAACTTCCTTTGGGAGCAAATCAGAAAGTTGTTTTATAATACTTTGATAATTTTTATTGGCAGTATTATATAACCTTGCAACGGGCCTTTCCCGCTCATACGGCTCTAATTTTTCAGATTGAGAAAATTGCTCTACGTATCCTTTTTCGTCAAGGTCTTTTTCATAATCTTCAAGCATGATTCGCATATAAGCCGCCCTGTATATTAAACCTTCGACAATACTCTTTTTATCTTTCGATAAATCTTTATAAATTACTTTAAGTCTTTTTTCCTCTTTCGTTATCCGGTCAGCTTTCGATAACTCTTTCTTTTTCATTCTATCTCACCTCAAAAATTGGTAGGGGGGTCAGGCGCACGACCTGCGTATTACAAAAAAGTCTTTTCCCCTCGGTCTTTCTTGCCTTTCCCACGCCTTTTTTAAGGGGGGGATATCACAATTCTAATTCCTCAAAGTATTTATTTATTATCTTATATTGCCTTTGCTTATCTAATCTTTTTATATCAGCTTTTGCTCTTGCAATGCATCCTTCTTTATCAGTATCAATATGTATTAGTTCAGCCTTTAATCTATTTTGTAATTCAATCCTCTTTTGTTTGTTCGGCATCATTGTAACAATCCAAACATTTTCAAAAAACAATTCTCTTTTCTCAACGATAGAATAAAGCAACTCCCTAACCTTTAACGCAAAAGGAAAAGCATCTTCATTTAAATCTTTCCTCTCTCCCTCATACATTGATAAAGCCGATATTAAATAATCTAAATCAATTACTATATCATGTTTACCTTTGTGTTCTTTGACGTATGATGTTTTACCAGATGCAGGCGCACCCCAAACAATAAATACATTTTTCTTTTTCACAATGTCCCCATTTTCATCAAAGCATAATCCATTCAAGGTAGATAGATTTTTTCTATTCTTCGCCCTATACATTTCATAGGCTCTTTCATGTATGGCATTATGACATGATCTACATAGTAATTGTAAATTATCAAAGTTTAAAGATATATTCGAGTCGCTTATATTCTCTGGTGTTAAAAATGTTTTATGATGAACTTCTTCCCCCGGGCTTTCACATAATTCACACAACCCATATGTTTGATTAAAATATGCTTCTCTGCAATTTTTCCATGTAATAGAATTATAAAAAGCTTTCGCCCATTCTTTAGACAATCTTTATATCCTCCCCATCTCCCGCAGTTTCTC